ACGTAACCGTCCCGGCGAAGACATAGCGCTGCACGACGAGATTGGCGGTGCTCGTGCCGGCAAAGGAGCCCGATATCGTGGCCGAGACCGCGGCTTTGCCGGAGCCGGTCGCGGTGTAAGTGTAAGCCGGCACCTCCGCGAGGTTCTGCACGGCACCGCCCACAATATTGAACGACAGGAATTTCAAAAATATCGTCTGCCCGACCAGCGTAGCCGGATAGGGGAACTGGCCCACCGACTGGTCGATCCGTGCGAATTGCGTCCCGGCCGGGTTACTGGCCGCCACCGTGCCATAGGCACCACGATAGAGCGTCGTCAGATTGTAGCGATGGGCACCGGTCAGGCTCGCGGTTTGATAGGCGAAGAGCTCGCCGCCCATATAGCACAAGGTGACGAGGTTCGCCGCGTCGGTGGCCGAGACCGACAATAGCTGGCCGCGGCTCTCGCTGACATCGACCGAGCAGGTGTCGGTGATATCCGGGCTGCCGCCACTGCTGCCGATCGTCGCGGTCAACACACCCTGGGTTGCCGGGCCGGAGACCGTGCCGGCAAAGGCATAGGAATTGCCGTCGCTCGAGATCCAAACCTGGGCGCCGCCCCAGTTCGCGCCGCCCGACAGTGCGATCCAGATCTCGAGATCGCCCGACAGTAACGCTGCCGGCGGTTCGAAGATCAGCGGTGTGTTGATATTGTCCGGTGGTGCGCTCCAGTTCGGCACGAAGCCGCCGACCGCACCGCCGCTCGCCTGCCGTACGGCAGGCGCCGCCGTACCACCACCGACCCCGAGGACCGAGGGCGAAGCGGGTGGCGAAAAACCGGCGGACGGGTAGAGCACGGTCGGCGAATAGGGGCCGAAGAAATCCTCGGCGGTGATCGACAGCATGCCTTCGTCGTCTTCTTCGACCGCCGTGATCCGCACGGTCAACGCAGTGGCACCCAGCCGTGAATCGGTGATCTGCACCAGATCCATCGGCTCCAATAGGATATATTTCCAGCCGAGCTGAAAGGTATAGGTGTTGCGGTAGAGAAGCTGGCGCTGCAATAGCAGCTGCGCAACGATACCACCAACATAAAGCGGGTCGGTAACTAGCCTTGCCTTGGTGCTGGTATCGCGCCGTAGCCCGTAGAGATCGATCGAACCTTGATCGGAGGCCTCGGCGATCGCGGTGTTATAATTGTTCTGTCGATCGAGGCATTCGACTTCGACCATGTTATTGGCGTCGGCCGGCGTCGACCGCTGGATGTGCAGTGGATCGCCGGTGAAGCCGCCGGTTATCGGCGTGGCACCGGAGCGTAGCGCCGGCCCGCCGGGTGTCGCGCCAAGTTTGATCCCGACACTCGATTGCTGAACGATGTAGTCATCCTCGCCGAGGCTGTAGATCGGTGTCGTGTTTGGCGTGAATGTGTTGGTTGTCGCCACCCCGATCCCGCCGGCGGAAATCCCGCCGCCGCCCGATTGGCCGATCGTCGTGTTGCCTGTCGGGTTGGACTGGACGACCATAACGCCGCTGAGGCCGACACCGGCGGCAAGAAAGCCGTACTCGACAAGATTCGGATCGGAATTGACCGCGTGCGCGAGCCCCCCCATCGCCCCTGGCATCTGCAGGTTTACCGAGGTCGTATAGCTGACCGTGTAGGGGGAGCCGCCATTGAAGGCGGGGTCAGCAAAAGTAAGGCTGAGCGTGTCACCCCCCGCTTGTGTCGGCGCTCCGTTAAAGCTCACCAAGGTGAAGGCGTTGGTGACCGGATGATCGCCGTAGGGAATGATCTTCAACAATGCGCCGGACCACACGATCGCGCTGTTGGTCGCCTTGGTGATGTCGGCGAGCGATTGCTGCGCTTCCTGCTGCTGGTCGAGCAGCGGCGACAGGAAGAGGCCGACCGCCGCGCAATAGCTTGCATAGGACGAGGCGGCGCTCGAGGTCATCACCGGGTCGAGGTTGGCCGACGGGAAATTTGCCCCGTAACGCGGGTTGGTCAAGAAATCGCTGACGATCTGTGCCGGGTTGGCGTCATAGCCATTGGGCGACGCACCCGCTGCGCCGGCGCCGACCCCGATCACCTCAAAATTGAAATTCGGCAGTGTCGCGGTGTTGCCCAGCTGATAGTTGGCGAAGACGATATTCGCCGTGCCCGAATAGCTAATTGCCTTCGCGGGATGCGCGCTTGACCAATAGAGGTCGATCGGCTGCCCGACGGCGCCGAGATTTATGCTCGAAATGCTGGGCAGCCCGGTGGTGGTCCCGATATTCTTGTCCCACCACGCCAAACCCAACCCGGCGATCGGCCCCTGGCATAAGCCCATGATAAAAGAGGCCGAATACATGTATTGCTCGCCACCTCCCTTGCCGCCGCCACCGCCTTTGCCCTTGCCTCCGGCTTGCTTGCTCGCGGTCGCCGTAAAATCATCATAGTCGAGCAGGTTGGGGCTGACCTTGGTCGTTCCGTAGATCAGCGGGATGACGCCGCCCGCCTGAGACGTCTGGAACTGCAGTGAGCCAACCGCGCGCTGCTGCTTGGCGTTCGAGCCGCCGCCGAGAATCCCGCCCATCAGTCGAATGGGTCAAAGAAACGCACCGGCCGCCCCGCCAGGTGCGGCTGCGTAGCATCGGCGCAGAGAACGCCCGCATTGTGCCAGGCATGGATCAGGCGAGGCCATTCAAGAACGATCACACCGTGGGCGAAGCAACGGCCGAATTTAAAGAGAGCGACGTCACCCGGCTGCGGCGGCCCCGCGATCTCGCGCGCGTAGCGCGTCATTCCTTCGAGATAGTGCTCGGCATCGCGATGGAGATGCCAGTCGGGCGAGTAGAACGGGACTTCGAGGTGCGGGATGACGCCAGCCACCTCGTAAACCTCGGCGAGCATCATCAGGCAGTCGGTACCGGCACCTTTGACGCGGCCCATATGATGATAGGGTGTGCCCAGCCACCGCCGGGCCTCCTCGATGACTGCAAGCCGACGCAGATCCATTGCGGAGCGGGTCATACCGCGGTTTCCGGGGTCGGAATGTAGGGAAACCCACCAAAATGAATGGCGTTGTTGAAGACGTTGGTGCAGGTGGCGAGCGTCCGATCACAGCCCGGCAACAGGTGAAATTGATCACCGGTCGCGACCGGCGATAGAAAGGCGAGCTTTACCGCTACCGAGCCGCCGCTGAAAAAGCCCGCTATCGTGCGGCTCTGGCCGGCATTGCCGCCGCTGACGGCAATGATCGTACCTTGCATGTAGGGCGTCGTCGTCGTCGGCGCACCCTGGATAACCGTCGTCGTCGATCCGACGGCAGCCGGGAATGTAATGGCGAGGCTCGACCGGTTGAATAGGCACATCGCATCGCCAAAGACATGGGTGCAGCTCGATTGCCACAGCCGCCGCGGCATCTGGATGTTGAGCAATTCGAGGTGCGAGCGGCACTTCATCTCGATGCCGGTGCGGCTGCAATCGATGTCCGAGATGCGCCCGGAGAACAGGATTACCGTCCCGGCGCTGGTGTCGCCATAACCATTTCCGCTGCCACCCATAAAGGCGCGTTCCAATTGCAACAGCGCGCCGTCGAATTGTCCTTGCCACGCCGCCTCGAGAAATGGCGTCGCGCCGACGAGGTCGGTCGTCTCCGGATAGATCTTGATGTCGAGCTCGTCGACCTGGGTGCCGATCACAACCTTTGTCTTCGAGCGTTCGAATTTCGGCCCGGCCGCGAACAAATACCCATTGGCAACGATCGCCGTCGGCGCTGCCGAATAGCGCAGGACCGTCGCACCCCCGGCGAGGGTGAACGTGTAAAGGTCAGTCATCATGAATTGCTCGCCGCTGTTGAGCAGGGCGATCAGGGCGGGCGAAGCCGGCTTCACGGACGCACCGAGATAAAGGTGAGCCTTTTCAGCTGCCACAGCTGGAACATGAAATTCTCGAAGGCATAGGCGTCGTCGATAAATCGGCAGCGAAAGTAATAGCTGTAATCGGCGGTGATGATCCGCCCGCTGCCAGGTGCCGTGTTGAATGTCAGCAACCCGGTGTTCGGATCGGCGCCGTAGTTTACCGGGCTCTGGGTGACACCATCGAGATAGACCTTACTGACGACGTCAGGCGCTACGATCGGTTCCAGAAACCCGCCACCCGGCAGCGCCGAGCCCATCGCCCGCTGCAGCTGAAAGACGGTGGTGCTGGCATTGCCGATACCGAGCTGCTGCCCGGTGACCCGGTCATCGCTCGGGTCGCGAAACAGGAATGTGCCGAAGGCGCCTTGGCAGAGCATGAAGAACCCCATCAGGGTCCGCAGCTCGTCGTAGCCGGCGGCCGGGTTGTCGCGCAATAAATCAAATACCAGCGTGAACTGCCAGAGCGGGTAAGGGTAATCGAGCGCACGCAATTCGCGGCCCGACACCGCGCGCTGGATGCGGGTCTGGAAGGTCGGCGTCTTGGTGACGCTCCAGGCGAGACCGGGCAGCGACGGGAAAACTCCGATATCGGCCATCAGCTGGTCCGCAGCATCGATCCGTTGCGCATCGCGTTGTTGATCGCCGCAACCAGCGCACTGCCGTTGCTGCGAAAAAATCGCGCGACGTCCTGGCTGTCCATCGCCGAGACACCAAAATTGACGACCACGGGCGCGCCGCCGCTGCTGCTATTGCTGGTATTCGGGGCGGCGATCAGGTTCTGCAGGCCTTCAGAAATATTGGCGGGCAGAACCATCTCGTTGCTGTGCAGCTGAGCGAGCACACCCCCCGGCCCAAGGCTCGGCACCGCCCATCCGCCTTGCGCGCTCGGCACGATGCCGCCGCGCTCAAAACCGAGCAAAGCTCCGATCCCCTCGAAGAGGCTGCCGAATATGCCGCCGGCGCCGGTGAGACCACCCGAGAAGTCCTGGTCTCCGCCGCCTCCGCCAAGGAGACCGGCGCCAAAGAGGTTGCCGATTTGGCCAAAGACACCTTTGACCGCCGAGTTGACGAATTCGGCGATGATCGACTGAGCGAGGTTCGCAAGCGCCTTCTGCACAGTCGTTGTGCCAAGAATGATGCCAGTGACAGAGGTATCGATCGCCCGCTCGACCGGTGCCACCAGGTCATCCCATGTTTTTCGATTTGCTTCGGCCAGTTTGGTGTCGAGCGCCTGCACGTCGCCGACATATTTCTCGTACGCGAGCTCCTGTTCCTCGATCAGCTTTTCCTGCGTCCGCACATCGTTCTGGGCCGCGCCTAGCTTTTTCTCGTAATAGGCCTGGTCGTAAGACCACTTCAGCTCGAGAAGGTCCTGCTCCTGGCGAACCTGCTCGGTAGCCGAGATTTTCCCCAGTGCCGCCTGGTCATCGACCGCCGCCTTGTAGTTGGCGAATTTCGCATCCGTGACCCTCTGGTCAGCCTTGAGCCGGTCGAGCTGGTCGCGTTCGCCTTGCACGGCGAGCTGCTTTTCGAGCTCATAGATGTTGCGCTCGACGGCCAGGCGGGCGCTCGATCCGGCTTCGGTCAGCGCCAGCTTATCTTGCCAAAATGCCAGCTCCTCGCTTTTCGACTGGCCAAAAAAGCTTTGCTCCGTCAGCAGCTGCTCCTGCAGCTCGGCGCGCCACGCCGACACATTGTCGGCGCCGCCTCCGCCGCTGCGGGGAGAGGTTGCGTGCGACCGCCCCAGCCCACCGGCAAAATTACGGCTGTCCGCGATCCCACCTTCGGGCATTAGGCTATCACCGATCGAGCCCGCCAGGCTCGCCGCCCTGGATTGCAGCGCGCCGATACTCGATCCGACCTGCGCGGCGGCGGTACTGATTTGCGATTGCGCCTGTTGGGCGGTGACGCCCAGCCCCGCGAGCTGGGCGCGCATCGCATCGGTCGCCACCTGAACCGAATTGGATGCCGCCTCCAGTCCGGATTGGAGGTCATCGGTTTGGGCGCTGATGACCACGCTGGTTTCAATGTCGGCCATGATTGCCCTTCAATAAGATGAGCAGCGCGAACGACTCACTTCTCACCCGCAGTGGCGTCCGGTGCGCCTCGATATTCGCCGCTCGTGGCGCTCCGTAGCTTGGTAAGGTCGAGCACCACCCCCGGCAGACCGGCGTGAACATCGCCGGTGGCAAATCCGGGGCCGAGATCGGCGAGGATCCCCGGCAGATCCGCATGCGCGCGGCCTCCGCCGGACCTCGCCGATGAGTGGGACCTGTGTTGATATCTTCCGATGCCGAGATACCCCCCGACCAGGAGATGCATCGGCGGGTGCTCGGCCCAATATGCCATCAGCTCCTCGACATCGAAGAGCGTCATTTCGTTGATTACCGAATAACTGTAGCCGCAGACGGTGGCGAGGAGGCCGTAGATTTGCCCCCACCCGTCGGTCGCTCCTGGACCGGGTCCGAGGCTAGTCCGAGGACCGCCGATCCCGCCCCCGGGCCAATCCCGGGGGCCACCGCTTCCCCCAGGCGGCTATCCGGCAGTTTCAACCCGGAACCGGTGAGAACCGCATTGAGCACAGCGCTCGCATTGCCGAGATCGAGGAGATCCTCGACCATCTCTGCTGTTGCCTCGGGATAATTGCGTTGCAGTGCCGCGGCGACTATCTCGACGAGCACGCCGATTTGCGTCTCGCCCATGGATGCGCCGATTTCCGTCAATTGTCGCACTTTGGGCATCAGCCGGCGGAGTTGGCCCAGGGTCAGCGGTGGAACCAGCCAATCCCGGCCGCCCATCGTAATCGTGATACCGGGGAGCATTACTCGACCGTGCTCAGATAGCCGATCGTCCCCGACGCATCGGCGAATGCCGAGAAATCGAGCTCGTGGATCATCCAGTCGTCGATCTTGGTCGGCAGCGCCAACTTGTCGGCCATGCAGGCGTTGAGACGCAGAGCCATCCCGTTGCCGGCATAGCTGGTGTAGAACGTTGCCTTGAAGGTCGGCGTCGTTCCCATCACCTGGTTGGTGATCGCGAGCTTGCTGCCCGACGCCGTCAAGTTATAGGTGTACGAGATCAAGACGCCGGCGCTCGCATCGGCGGACGAGAAAGTATAAATCCCCGAGGCGAAATTCACCGAGTACTGACCGGCCGCAGACGGGGTCGTCACCCGGTTGAAGCGCTTGCCGCTGGTGGCATACACGACGCCGAGGTCGTCGTTGTAGTTGGTCGCATTGGCGACGGTCACGGTATATGGCGTCACCATCGGAATACTGGCGGCCTCCAGCTGTGATACGGCAAATTGGCCGGTAGCCGGAGTGAGGCCAAAAAAGATGTCGGAATACAGCAACCCGAGGATCTGCGCGAACTTGGCCTTGCCGGAGATCTTCCCCTGTCCGCGCGCTATCGCTACCGGGAACTGGAGCTGCCCGTACAACGGCTTGTCAGTCCAATCGAAATCGATCTGGATATCCTGGAGCACGCCGAATTGGCGCGGCCCAATCCCGGACCCGGTCACGTCGGTGCGCTCGCCCCAGACTGCACCGGAGCCGAAGCTCAATTGCATGTCAAATACT